TTAAACTTTGAGCAACACCAACACTTAAAATAGCTGAATAATTTTGCTGAGAAAATTCTAAGGCAAAACTATTATATCCACTTGTATCTCTAATCATTGAAAATTGTGTCATAAATAATTCCTCAATATTTGATTATTGCATTTACATTAAAGTTGATCGGACGCGTTTCATAACCACCATAGGCTGTAGTTACATTACTACCTGCACCATTCCAACATCCTGCATTAGATCCTCCAGCTAAACTTAATTGAGAAGCAAAATAATTAACTCCATGAGTATGAGATTCAACCATAAAATTCTCAAATGAACCTATAGCATCTCCAGCGGGTCCGTTTAACCAAGAAAATCTATTAGTGCTTGCATATAAATCATCATGCTTACCATTATCCCAAATTCTTATAAAATCACCTCTCAAATCAGGCGTTGCATAACATGATTTATTTATATGAAGACGTGTCAAATTAGCTACATCAGTTGCGGTATAAGATGATAATATCGGAATTGCAACTATTTCAGCTCCAGGAACAACAGGAAGTGTTCCTACACCATTTACCGTATAGTAAAATACCCAATGATTTCCAGCTTGAGTATATAAGTTGAAATAACTCCCAGCAGAAATTGAAGTTGCAGCAGGGAAAGTAACTCTCTGAACCTTAAATCCTGACGCCGCCTGTCCAACTATCCTTGCAACTTGAGCAACTGTATGTGTCGATAAAATATCAACGTCAATATATGTATATCCAATTCCTAAAGCAGGTTGTGTCCCAATACCATTTACTTTAAACCATAAACAAAAATGAACAGAAGTATTTGCATAACTTATATATTTACTAGCTAAAGACGAACCTACAGCTCCTACAGTAAATTGTATTACTTCTTGAATAGTAGACGTTCCCGGTCTGGAAACAACTGGAGCAGACCATCCAGTTGTTCCTGCTGACGGAGCAAATGCACTCGCTCCAGGAAGAATATTAATAATTTGAACCGCACTTATCCCATTATAACCAGCATACACATTGGTTGTTAGTCCAGTAACTTGTGGTGTAATAACCAATGCCGGGCTTGGAGAACCATTAGTAATAGCAGTAGCAGTTCCTGGATTATTTTGAGAAATACTAATATCAGTTCCGGGAGTTAATGTAAAACAAGTAACAAACTCCGACCCAGTACCAAATTGAGGAATACTCGTACTATTATTAAATAAAACTTTACCTAATCGACTATAAGGAATTTTATCAGTAGAATAATGATAATATTTATAAGTGGCTCCATCACATAACAACTCTCCAATACCTGGAGTTGCATTAACACAAGGCATAACTTTACCAACTACTGTATGATCGTAAGCTAAACCATCTGGAGTTAACATTAAAGGAAGATATAAATCATTACCATACTGATCTGGAATTGCAGGAACTAAAGCCTGTGTTTGCATAGCTAAATTTGTAGTATAAGGATATTGCGTTACAGCAATATTTGCCCCTTGAAACATCATCCAATCTGTTGTGCTTATATCAAAAATAGCTGTTGGTGGTAAAGATAATAATAAACTTACACTGTTACCAGAACCAATGGTCTTACCTACGTTATAACCAAAATCTACATTTACCTTAAATAATTGCCATGAAGTGGTTATTACCAACGAAGCACCTTGTGGCGTAATAACTTCAGTAGAACCACCAACACCATAATATTGATCGACAACAACAGGTATGCTTATCGATGATCCAGTATTTGACCTAGCATAAAATGCAAATGTAAAAATTACAGGAGTAGATACATCACTAGTAGTAAACTTATTTACATCATTAAATGTTATACCAAAATATTTAAACGTATCACTTGGATTAACAATATTACATTTTATACGAGCAAAATTAAGAGGATTACCCGTAGGATTTGTAATAGCTCCACCAAAAAGTCCAAAATTTACATAATCAGTAGCAGTACTTGATGTTCCTCGATAATACCACCATCCTCCCTGCGAAACTTCTGTATTGTCTACAGTAATTAATCCTAAATCTGCAGTTTTACCATCATCTGTTGTACTGTGAACAAGAAACTGACCATTCGGTATATAGTTTTCTTGTTCGAGAATTTGCGGAGTAACTTTAGCTACAATATTCGGCCATCCTTCCCGAGTAAATTGTAAAACTGCTAACTGACTATAAACAGTTATATAATATAATGGCAAAATATTTCCATTAGCATCATAAACCTTATAATAAGGAACTATATCATTACCCAACGCATCTTGAATTGTACCAACAGAACTTAAAGTTAAAGGGTTTGGTAGCGGAGTATAAGTATAGTTTGGTGCCGAACCAGTCAATTCATAAATTGGCTGCATGATAGTTCTAGCATCATCTTGATAGAAAGTTACAACACCATGCACTAATGGCAATCCTGTAAGCTTATCTACAAATAACTCTTGCAATCCCGATGCTATTACATATTGATTTGATAAAGCCATAATTTAAACCTCTTAATCTTTTGATGAAAATAAATTATAAAGATCTTTAATCCCTCTTCCTGCACCATATAAAGCACCAGTCCCTACGGCTGTCATACCTAATCCTGTCATTGCTTTTTTTCTTTTAATCATTTTGGAAATTTCACCTAATGTTGGAATTATTTCATTTGGAACAGGAGAAAGTGCATCAGGTCTATTCGTAGAAATAGATTTGCTTTTACCTTGCATTTTTGAAAATCTTTTCAAAAATTGTTGAGGAGAAGATTCAGCAGCTTCTAAATCTCGATACGTTAAAGCTGATTGACGCCAAGGATCAACATTTTGTGCCCATTCCTTATCTGCTTGTTTAGCCATATCTAGAAGTTTTGAATCTTTTTTTTCTAAAAATTCCAATCTATCTTTATTTATAGCATCAAAAGCTTTTTTATACATGTTTCTTTCTATTTTTTGTGCTTCTAATAAATTGCCCTGTTTCAATTCTAATCTAGCATATCCTCTAGCTTCATCACCAAGAGCCTTTTTTAATGAATGAGCATTATCATAGATAGGATTTTCCATAAAATTTTCATGAATATCTCCCATCGCTTTTCCAACATTTGGATGTTCCTCAATAAACTTTAAATATGCGCTATCTTTTGGATTAGAAAATATTGTCTCTTTACCAACTTTTTCACTTATTTGTTTAAATGGTAAATTATATGTATTTTCTATTTGAGCTATTTTTTCAGGAGATAATTGTTCTCCTAATTTTGCTATTTTTGAAGCAGGAGAAATTAAATGTTCAGCTCCTTTGAGGGCTAAATTACCTAAAGATAAAAGTCCTTTTCCTCCAGCATATATTTCAGGAGCATATTGAGTCCCCTTAGAAATTATTTGATCTAAAATATTTGGATTAGGAACGCCAACTTTAGAAAGCCAATTAATATCTGGAACATGTGGAACTTTCTCTGCCATTTCTGGAGTGAGATTTTCTGCACCTGTAAATCCCGCTCTTTCTGCCATATGCCTTAAAGTTGGATGAGCAGCAATAGTAGAAACTATTCCATAAGGAATATTTAAAGTATCAGAAGCAAGAGCTGCCCCACCAGCTGTTACATCAGCTAAAGTTCTAGTAACAGGATTTTTCCAATAGTTTCCTTGTGGCATATTTTGCTGAATATTATCTGGCATTTGACCTGAAAATTCAGAAAGATCATAATCATCAGCTTTCTTTTCTTCGTTAAATTCAGATAAATCATATTGTGATTTTTCTGCCATATCATTTCACCAATTTTAGATCAGGATATTTTTTAAAGGCATCGTTCAACCTACTTCTTAAAATCTCATGAGTTTTACCTGTCGGATCTTGAACCTTAACTTTATCTTCAAAATCTGTATAATTACCTTCCATTTTATCAACTTTAAACATCTTTCTACGTATATCTTTATGCAAAGGTTCAGCTGCTTGTATAGAAGAATCACCGATAGCTAATGACATCTTAATAGAATCGTTTATTAATCTCTTCGCTCCTTCGGGATTTTGATCTATATTCAAACCAGCTTGATACATATTATCTAAAATCTTAGTTTGTTGATCTGTAGCCCCCATCGATTCTTGCATTCTCATTTGATTTGCAATGTTAGGAACAAATTGAGTTTTAAACTTTATGTAATCTGTATATGCTTTGGGACTTGTTTGCGAAATAGCATCAGATAACGATTGACCTTTTCCTAATAAGCCAGCAAATTTGGAAGCATTCTCAATCATTGGAGCATATTCAGCTCTGTTATCACTCAACCATTTCTCTAATGTAATTGCAGCATCAGCTCTTCTGCTTTGCTGTGCACCGACAAGCTTTCTATCCGCTGCTAATTGAAATGCCAATTTAGTTTGTTCTGCTTGTTCCGGAGAATTAGAAAAATCTTGCGGTTGAGGTTGTTGCTGCTCTGGAGCATTTTGTTGCTGAATCGGTTGCGGAATTTGTAATGCTGGAACTTCATGACCAGCATTCAATGCTAAAGCTTGTCTCCAGCCTTGTTCTGCCATTGACGGAGGTTGAGTCATTTGCTGAACATTGCCCAATGTAGGAGAAACCTGGTTAAACTTATTCAATTGAGCCTGATCCATAGGAAGTCCAGCAGCAGTACCAACAACAGGACCTTGATTAGTCATCGTATCTTGTAATGAAGGGGAATTTCCTCCTTCCATCATTCCAGGATAATATTTATTGACCATATTGTTTAATAAAGTTTGTTGCGATGCCTGCTGTTGTTGTAAGGCTTTATTTCCTAAAGTAGATAATAAATTTTGATAATCATCTGGATGTTCTGAAATATATGCAGCTCTTTGTTCTGCAGGCAATGCTTGCAATGTCCTAGAAAACTGATACGCATCTCCAAATCTGGAGTTTTGTCTAGTCGCATTTGTAGCTTCAATCGCATATTTTAAAGGTGTATATTTATCCTCAACACCATAATGACTTGCTTGTGCCTGTTCTAATGGAATTGCACCTTTTAATAATTCTTGCGTTTGAGCTTGTATGTGAGGAGTTTCTGCTTGAGTCTTAGCAAGATCTGCTAATGTTCTAGGTTCTGCATACTTAGCCTTAGGTGCCTCTTCTTGAGTCTTATATATTGCCTGCTGCAACGTCTGCTGTGCCATAGGATGAGCATATAAATTATTTATCAAATTCTGATACATATCCTGCCCAGCTTTAATCCCCTCAATCCAAGGATTAGCCTGTGCAAAACTTAATATTGGAAAGTCTGACATAAATTCACCCTTCTCTTATTTTCCACCAAACATATTACTTATAGCACTTATAGCACTTCCCCCAGGAAGGAAACTTAGACCAGCTCCTAACAATCCACCTAGCCCACCAAACATGCCACCTTGCGATTCATTCTTATTAGCCTGTCCGGCATATGCTAATTTAGCTTGTTCTAATAACTGGTCCTGTAACATCTTCGCATAGTTAGTACTCGCATTTAATCCCCTATCAGCCATACTACTCATTCCAGATAAACCCTGACCATATAATCCCAATCCTTGATTCAAATAATTATTATAATCCTGTGATGCAATGCCTGATATTTTCTGCGCTAACTCTTGTTGTTCTGCAGGACTTCCTACCATCCCACCAGCAGCAGCCGCTCTATTAGCTCCTTGCGTAGCCTGATCTACATTATATTGATAACCAGGTGATGCCTGATAAGTCTCACCAATCTTTTTCATCATCGCTGTGGGATCATTTAATAATCCACCATATGCTTGAGATAATTGTGGCAAAGCTCCTAATCCACTTTGCATATAAGGATTTAAAGCATTATATGCTCCAGTCCCCATTTGGCTAAGATACGGATTAGCAGCATCAGCAGGATTATGAAACGATAATCCACCGCCTAATAATCCACCAAATAAATTTCCCATTCCTCCAGCTATTGCCCAATTTGGCACTTGACTATTTGGATTTCCTGTATTTGGTCCTGGTGTCGTCATAAAATTACCTCAAAGTTTTTTAGATGTTACTACAGTCTTAAATTCTGATGTTGTAGGCCCCGTACTCTCACAGACCTGATACATATTCATATCACTATTATAAATCATCGCCCCTATTGACTTCGTCGTTGTTAGTTTCCCAATAGTATCGCTATTTTGCTGTGGCAATATAAATCCTTCTTGAGATACGTGCTGCTGCAATTGCTGAAACAATTGCTGCATTATTAATCGCCACGAATCTGTTAAATGCCCATCCTTATCTACAAACCTATTATCTTCGAAATTAGGTATATTCATTGATAAATACTCACAAAACCATCAGTTGCTACAAATCTGCCTAACCCCCCAAATCTAAACTGACAAACCAAATCGTTCGACCGTCCTAAATTCCAAAATATAATTCTGTTTCTTCTATATGCTTGCCTGTTTAACGCATAACTTGTATTACTACTAAATTTCACACCACCATCATTTGATATGCATAAATCAACACGCGAAACTTGATCTTGTAAAATCGTCCAATTAGTTCCATTCCAAACTATCTGATTACCAGTAACAAATGACTGTCCTGTATTAGTTTTAGCTGGGTCATTATCAAAAACAGTAGCAGTTATCTGATATAACCATCCTTGTTTAACTGTTGCCAAAGTTGGGAAATTAGCAGCTACTGCTATATTTCCTATATTTCCAACTTGATATGACAATTGCTGTATACTAGATTCTGAATTTTCCCCTTGTTCTATAGTAAAAGTTAAATTATTTGCAATAAATGGCGAAGCATCTTTACTTCTAATATTATCTGTTATTCTTATTCGTGGAATTTCATGACCATCAAATGTCGTATATTCACTGTTTAATTCATATAAGTTACCATCATTGAAACTTATAAAATAATAACTGTTATTGAAAAATACTATTTTCTTAGCTATATGATGATTCATCTCTTCATCAGATAGATAAAAAAACTTTTGTGTATTAAAATCATATGCCAATGTATAATTATCAGCAGGATCAACAAACGATATTATGTAAATTAAATGGCCATCCTGCTTAAACATCGACCCATACGATGCCTTTGGATTTTTTAATTGCGCAAACTTAAAATTAATTCCATCATTTGAAATTTGAGTAATCGGTCCCCCAGAACTATACATAATTACCGGACCAGATTTTTCATTAGCTCCAAGCCAAATAATAAAATTATCGCTAAAAGCGATTGATGTAGAGCTAATACAACCATAATCAAGACCAAAACCAGTATTTTTCTGATAAGGAAATAATTGCGCACCGACATCTTGCCATCCTTCTGTTACTGTACGTCCCATCACAAATATCTGATTTCCCATTCCGGGCATTCTAACTACAGCTTGAACATTATCTGGTTTTGTCTGCAATAATCCAACATCTAATGCCGACCAAGTAAATCCATCATTTATTCCTGATAAATACCATTGATTAGTATCAGCAGCAGCTGCAATAAAATAACCATCATGAAACGCTATATATATAGGGGTAAATGGCGTTACTGCTTTGGTAAATACTCCACTCACAGTATCATAAATATAAATGTTCTTTTGATCGCAAAATGCAATTTGATTATTATCGTTCTCATCGATAAAAACATCAGAAGATATCGTCTCTAACAAACCAATATTAAAATATCGCCCAATATCATCTACTCTGAATATTTGATCTTCAATCACTACAAATAAATTATTACTCTTAATACTAGAAAATAAGCCTCTTCCCATACTACTAGTAACTAAATCCAAATTTTTCTTATGTCCAGCAAAAGGAACTAACCATCCATCTGAAATAATCATGTTCCATGTCTGCTCTACCGAAATCTTTGGGTATCTTCCAAAATTATTACCCCCAACGATTTTTAGCGGTATTTCCTGAAATGTAGGACTGAATTTAGTCATAACTTATAATTTAATGTCCAACCTTTATTAACCAACTGTCCACCCGCGACTGAGATTTACTAATCCCCACATCGTTCCTTGATCCTTACCAAATCTACTTTTTTTAGTTAAAGTTAAATCCATCGGACTTTGCTGCCTAATCTTGTTTCTCATCGCTTCAAGAACACTTGCAACTTGAGGCTGAAGCGGAACGCAATACTCATTAGCAATATAAGCTGCAGTTTCATACTTTAAATAATTTACGTAATACTCATCAAATACAGTAAGTAAATCAGTACTTAAAGTTGCATTGGCAAATGAAAACTTACCCCATATTTTTAAAGGAAATGTATCAGACGGTAAGAAATACAAATATAAGTTTGAACCACCAACCGTTCTTTCAACATGCCATTTAAAGGGTAAAGACTCGATAGAATCTACTCTAGGATCACCAAAATATTCCTTACGTCCTACTTGATACGACGCAAACCTTACATTGTTAATATTGAAAGTGAATGTCTCAATCTCAACTAAATTTGGTATGAAATACTTCTCTTGTCCTACAACAGCAGTTAATAAATATTCTGTAAAATAAGGGATAAACTCCTTATCGTATGCCTTATCAGCAATAACAAAGTTCAATAATTCCAATCCTTCGTTTATCTGTTCTCCTGATACTGTCTGCAATTCTCTACTTACAATACCAGTTAGATACCAGGATTTATTTATCAATGTCTGCGCTAAATATGGCATAATATCATCCTATAAATAGGGGGTGACGTTTTGTCACCCCCTTTATATATTTTATAGATAATCAATAAAACCAACGATGTAAATTCCAACAGCTCCACTAGCAGCAACTTTATAATCAATTTCGCCACCATTAACAAAAGTCCAGAAAACATCTACTGATTCCTTACTAGCAACTGGTCCACCTAATGCAATACCATTTGCATCAGCAGAACCCGCTGGCCTAAATGCCCACTCATCACCAGCAGCATTTGGAGTAAAGAAAGTATTGAACTGAACTGGAACATAACCTAACCAAGGAACAGAAGCAGAAGCATCTAGCGTTGCAAAAGTAGCTGAAGTGCCACTAGCTGTTAATGTCTGTGTACCATCAAATTGGTATTGCCTTACATTGTAATTACCAACTTGATATATCTTCAAGAAATGAACACTAGAATCAGTAACAACATAACCAATACGACGATATAAGTTATATCCTACTGGCATTTGTGGTGTAGTAAGATTTAACGACATCAAACATGCAGGTGCTACTTTGTTTGTAGCATCACCAATTACATATACTGCATATACATTTGATGCCACAATTGCTGCCACATCAACACCATTAACACCTACGTGTGTTCCAGTTACAGTTGTTGCTGCAGCAAGTCTAATCTCATTAGTATTAGTAGAATCGCGACATACTCCAGCACTAACTGAAAATGTAGTTGTTCCTACATAACTAATATTTAATCCCTGAATAGTCGAAGGCATGTTAACTAATATATCCTCAACCGGTAAATAATTTGCCATAAATTTGTACTCCTAAAAGTTATAATTCAATCATTAAAGTGGGAATAAAACTCTCATGCAATATTCAGGAGGTAAGGTTGACGCCCAAATAGCATCCTGAACTACTCCACGTTGGTTTTGACCAAACAATGATCCATAGTAAACTCGCATAGAAACACCAGTAGATTCATCATATGCAGAATGAGTTGGGAATGGTACTTCGTCTGGAAGTTTTGGCATTGCAAGATAAAATGCATCACCACCAACAATCAATCCACAACGATGACTTGGAGCTACAAGAATCTTCATTCCAGCAACGATGTTATGATTAATTCCAATAGCACTTGAACTTGGACTTGGATTAATAGTCAAAGTTGGCTCAATGCTTAATACGACAGTCGTAGATGATGCATTAACAGTAGTTAAAGCTCTCATTTGAACTGGTTGTGCAGTTGGAAATCCACCAATGAAAGTTAAGAATCTTAAGTTTGGTTTTCCGGCAACACCATCCACAAACTCCATCATGTCACCCATGTTCACAACACCAGTTGCACCACTCAATGAACCATCACAAGTACATGTAATAGTTGTAATAGCTTGACCAGTAGGATCATTAGTACTTACAACAGTTAAAGTTTGTACTGCAGTAGTTGCTCCATTACCAACCAAACCTGCATTTTGTACTGGTAATAAGTTAGAACGTAAATAACGAGTTCTATCAAATGTGCCAATATCCCATGACATCGCTATATCTTCGTTACGTTTTGGTACAAATTGTCCTAAACCAGAACCAATAATTGCTGGTACAGCAACGTTTGGAATATAGAAATTAATTTCACCAGATGGGACACCAAAATCCCTGAAATTAGTAATAGCTGTATCAATTAATTGATAGCTATTAATTGCAGTTTTACCATCACCATAAAAACGGAATGGGCCACTTTCAGTATGATATGCACCTGTTGGTAAACCAGTGTTTACGTTCATTACTGGAACACTTGAATTTGCATTTAAGGCAATATTACCCTCAATAGATGCAGATAATTGCTCAGTCAAACCTTTACCAATACGACCCAAGAAGCCTTCTTTATCTAAAGTAAAGACTCTCTCTTGGTTAGTAGTGGAAATAGATGCGTTTGCTGATTGGTCACAAACTAAGTTCTGCAATCTTTGAGTAATGCCTTGGAAACTAGCAACTAAACCATTAGTGGTTCCAAAACGATATGGTAAATCAAATGATACTGTAGCTCCTAAATTTGCAGTCATGTTCTGAAAGTTTTCAAATTTAGTGTTAAGAGTAGAAATAAAACAGTTTAAGTTTTCTAGATATGCTAGAGCAGATTCTTGATACGTTATAACCTGCTGCAATGTATTAGTAGGAATAGCCATAAATTCTCCAATTAAAATAAAAAATTATTTAGAGATAATGGCTAATTATTTAAGCGCGAAACTTAGGGTTATTTCGCTTATCTTGAATAGTCATCTTGCCATTATCTATACCTGTTGGAGAGGATAAAATCTTACTTAATGGCGTATTAGCTTTCGGTTGACTCGCAGCAATTTCATTAATCTTAAAAGCATCAGACATCTTTTTTAGAGCTTTTCTAGCAAGCTTCTCATCGTAAAATAAAGGAACCAATTGCCCTAACTTCTCTGGATTCTTTCCAAGGTCATAAAGAATGTCTCCTACATTATCCATTTCATTAAATAACGAAACGTAATTCATAGGTAAACTCATTATCTGCAAATCTTCAGTAACCTTATCAAAATCCTCATACTTGGCCTTGGCCTTATCTAACTTTGATAGAAAATCTTGCCCAACTCTCTGGTTTACAGCATTAATCGCTTGTTTCTGCGCTTCTTCAGAATATAACTGTCTAATTCTCTCTTCACTTAACTGTTGTACTCCACCCATCGATTGCGGAACTTGTTGATTTGATGGCTTGTACTTACTTTCAGCCTCTCGCATAGCTCGTTCACGCTCTTCTTGACGTGTACGACCAATAAGCTCATTAACCTTTGACTGGGGCAACATCTTCTCCGGTTCTGGAACCTGAACACTCGGTTCTGGTGTTCCACGTGGAACATCCGAAACTGGCGCTGATTGAACTGGAGATTCTGATACATTAGACGAAATTGCATTACCTGGAACATTAATATCTGCCATATATCCTCTCGACTATTTCCCCGTCACGGTAGACCCTAGAAGCGACTCTAGTAAGCGACTATTTTAACCGCATAATTGCGTTCTATTTCCAGTAATTTTAATTACTGGAAATAGCGATAGAATCATATTAAGACTAAGGATTTGATATGTCAATAAAATATTGAGAAAATACAGGCAATAAAAAACCCCTATCAAGGGAGTTAGATAGGGGTTTAAGAGGTATCTAAAAATGAAACAAACCAGTATTACTTTACTCTGTTTCTTTAATGTTCTCAAGAAAATGCTTTTTAAAATTTATAGTTTTTATTTCTAAAGCAACACTTTCTCTCAGCATTAAAATTATTTTTTGTTTTTCTTCATCTGTAAAATCATTAAAAAATTTACTTAAAGCAACAGATATATTCATTAACTTATCATCTATTAAAAAATAGGCTGTTATATATGGCATAGGCCAATTTGAATTACTATTAGAATAATCAATAAAAATATTATCTACTATTTTACTTCTAATCTCTTCTTCATTCATGTTCTTTTGCTTCCTCTCTTGGACTCTCTTTAGCTTCGTGACGCTCATGATTTAAAACAGTTTGCGCTACTTTATGGTGTAACTCTGCTCTTTCAACTCCATGTCTACTATGGTCCATAATATGAGCATGATGTTGATCTGCTCCTGCAAGCATCATATCTGCTACAGTACGCATTTTTTCACTCTGATGCTTATCTAAAGCAATTGCCATGTTTCCCTGACTCTCTCTAGCCTTTAAAGCCAAAGACAGTTTCTCATTTTCTAATTCCATTCTCTGCAGCTGCAACCTTATCGCTTCAATTTGAGCTTCTACCTGATCCTTTTTAGTCTCTCTAGCTATGTTTTGTGCTTCATTCTGCAATTTAAGCATCATAGGATTAGGTTGATTTTGTGCTGCCTGCTGAGCTCGTTGCTGCTCTAATACAAATCTCTCAACCTGCCCTTGTATCTGCTCAGCTCCCGGCAAATCAAGTAACTTAACTATCGTCGGCAATACATCTGAACTATTAACAAATTCCGCAAACTTAGGCATACTCTGCGCTAATCCCATTAGCAATTGCAACGTCTTAGACTTCTGTACTGCGTAATTCGGCCCAGCTTCAACCTTGATCTTTAAATCATTCTCACCATACTTAAAATTAATACCACCAGGTTGATTAATAGTTACCTTATCCTTCTTACCATTCTTCAAAACTATCGGTATCGTTCTCGGCGTCAAATAATACTTAGGAAACAAGTCAATCCATAACTCAATCATCCGATTTAATCCCTGCATATACCCTATAACAAAAGGCATAGCTGCCGAATTACTCTGTGTTGCCCCCTCTACAATCGCTACTCCACTCAATTGATTGTTATTTATCCCTAAACTTGAATCAAAACTTCCCAATATATTCTGGAATAACTGAAACGATAGCTGTAACACATTCAATATTTCTGGCGGCATAGGCTGTCTAGTAACCGTTTGCGGAGGCGGTAATGCTACTGTCCCAGGTTCTACACCCTCCTTATCTAAAAACGCATTGTAGAGCATTACAGAAGGAGTCTGGTAGTCTGTATAAGCTGATAAATATTCGGGCGGTATAGATTCTTTAGCTACGATAAACTTATGCTGAATCATGTTCTCTAGTTCATTGCCGGCACTCTGTATCGCTACGTTAGCTAGTTTCTGCGTACCAACAGCATTGTGTATGTAACTTCTAGTATACTCTTTAACGTTTCCATCAGTATTGTCCTGAACGATTACAGAATTTCCACCAACGAAAATTAATGGGAATCCCTTAAAATCAGTTTCTACATACTCCAAAACCTTATTTTCTATAAACCTGTAGCGGCATATCGTCTCTTTCTCACTGCTTCGAGAATCAATTATTGCCGGTGGTGGCTCCAATATCCCCAAATCTGGCCACTTCTCTATTAGTTCTTTGTACTTGTCATTATCCATCTCTAACGGTATCTTAGCATTAACTATTGCTGGCGTCGGAGCTATCTTTACCAACTTGTATTTCTTCTTCTTCTTCTCATAAAAATCACAAATCAATAATATATTTTCTTTGTTATTACTGTAATGCCAATTAAATCCATCTATCTTACGTGTGAAATTAATGTCCTTTAAATCCAAATCCGGATATTCTGCTTTAAAATCATCTTCAGTTTTAGGATATAGCTCAAAACAAAATCTACCATCCCCTTTGTGCGACTCTCTCGCCAAAGGATCAAAGCCGCATAAAGTCGGATCATATGCCTTACCAAACTTTATACATTGTTCAAAACTGTTCTCATTCTGGTATTCAGTCCATAGCTTTAATACCGACCATCCACCACTCAATAAATCAGTGTAAATGTCATATGCAACACCATTCTGCCTAGCCTCATACTCCATCGATCTTGCATGAGCCTCTACAACTTCTATTAATTTATCGTCAACATTAGAATTATCCGCTGGCGATACTTCCATCGAAGGCTCCTGCTTGCTAAACTCACCACGCAATCTAGAAACAAATGCTTCGAGTAAATTACACTCAATGTGCGGCTGCTTTATATCGTCTAAAACGGTCTCATCTGCAATACTCAACGTACTCACAAATAAAAACTTCTTATTAGCATTAAACCTTCTGTAGTTATGCTCAAAATACGAATGCGCCTTTTCTACAGACTTCTTAATCCGCGCTAATTGATCCTGAATCTTTTTACCTGGTAATTCCATAATTAACCCCACAACGATTTATGTCGATCTCGTAGCGTCTTCTGCTGCGTCATCGCAATTGTTTTTATTAGTGCCTCTCTCTTAATCATATCCTCTTTGTGATAAAAGTTGAAACCTATTACTTTATCAACCAAAGCTAACTGTATTGAATCTGCAAAATTGTCTGCAATATCATCATGCCTATGACTCATATTAGCCGTAATCTTACGCATATGCTCAAGTACCATTTTGGTAAAGTTTGCATTCCTTGGCAAACTTACTCTCTTTGTCGCTATGTATGGTTGAGCTACCAAAAACCTTGTAACTTTACTTCCTGATGCTGCGTTACGCTCAATTGGTATTATCTGCAATCCCTGGATATCTTTTAAGACCGATACCAGTGTACTGCCTGTACTCTTTTTCTCTATAGCTGCAATCTTAGGCTTAATCTTATATCTCATGCAATCTAAATAAAATGCCATAAAATCAGGTTGTAAATCCTTCGGTTCTATCCGATCTTGTCTACAATCAATTAAATGCAATCCATACATATCTGTTTCCATACCTAATTGAATAATCCTATACAGTCCCCAAAAGCAAAATACCGTATAATCAGCATAACTTTTAATACTCTCTGCAGTATCTGCAGTAATGAATGTCGTTAAAATGTTCGGTTCTTCATCAAGCAATGGGAACCATTCCTCCTTGAATATACCACCACCACTAGGTTGTGGGTTCTGCTGATGCTGCGCTGCATATACATAAGGTTCTTGCTCCTGCATCTTAAGTAGCTCCTCTCTCGTATACATATCTGGATCAAGCGCATTACCCGCACTATCAAGCGACTCTAGAATTAAATGACTCCAATTATCCATGCCTATAAACAATGCCGGCAAATCTTGCTCGTGTACCCTCTGTCCTATGTGTATTACCGGAGTCTTGTTACCATTGTTAAGCCTACTCTGCGCAGTATTAAACCACCAATCTGTAACTCCCTGCCTTATCGTATCTGACGTTGCTTCGTCTGGCTTTAAACTATCATCAATTATGAAAGTACCACCAAAACGATCAGTAATGCCCCTAATACCAGCACCGAAACCAGTAATAGTACCTCCAGTACCAGCAGCAAATACAGTTCCGCCTGCAGTGGTAACAAAATTATCTTTTGCACTACTAGTATCGCTAATGCTAATACCAAAAAGCTTGCGATAATAAGGCATCGAAATAATTTCACGGATAGTTTGCGTAGCTTTAGTTGCAAGAAAATGGGAGTATGATGCATAAATGAAATTAGAGTCCGGATAATTTGCTATTGCCCAAGCAATAAAATGAATAATCAGTTCTGTTTTTCCACTGCGCGGAAAGATATTAATATTTAAATTAGAAATCTTCCCATCAAATACTTTAGTTAATTCCCTAGAAATCTGCACATGATGAGATTCTCGACCCATCGGATTAGATACCCGAAAATCCCTACCAGTTCGAAGCTTAAAGAACGTCTTAGTAAAGAATAACAGAGACCCTAGGCATTTTCCTTTAAGTCTATACATGTCTTCGAGAATTTCCGCCACATTATCAACCTTTTTTTAATTTATTGAAGTTAGGTTTTTCTGCAATTCCATAAATCAATTCTAACTTCGTTTTAATCGATTCTTTTATACTATCTGCTTGAATTTCAAGTTCCTTCATTTTGGCTTTAGCTTTATCTGTAAGATCAATTATCCTTTCTATTTCTTTATCCGGTATTGATTTGTAAACTTCTTTTACAGTGTTTTTTATGTCTTGAGATATTTTGTATATATCATCAACTAGCTCACAAACAGAGACCCTAATCGCATTATGTACCCAATCTTCAAGATATTTAGCAGTCCTTGTCAAGTTATTATTTAGTACGCTAGTAATTGCTATGGCTTGTTGTTCTGTTAGTCCTTGATGGGATAAGTAAATTACAAGGTTATCATCGCTTTTGATGCTATCAATTTCTGCTGCTGCTTCTTGCAATTCTTCATCGATATTAAGCTTTGGTTTGTTCATGGTTTGAATCCTCTTTTTTATTGGTTAATATTCTCTCTTCTCCTCTGCGATAATAGCGAGCATTACATCACGTGCTTTAGCAAGGTCAGCATCCATATTTACATTGGCTGTAAGAATCTTTTCTGCACTGTAGTGACCCTGCATTTTGTTACTCTCACTTATCGCACTAAGTGCTACCGCTACTTGCTTACACTCTAAAACCTGATCTGGTGCATCAGGTATAAAATCATCAATAACTCGCTTGAGCTTGTAGATCTTGTAGTTGTAATCAAGCTTGGACTTTTTCTCACGTTCTAATGATCGATAGCTTATCCAAGTTTGACATTTAGGTTTTGCGATAATCTGCTTGAAAGTTGCAAGAGCTTTGTTAACTTCTTTTGCAGTAAGTACTTCGTCTCGGTCATTGTCGACATACTTTTGACAGATATACTTTTCTTCATCACTCAGCTTGTGTAGGCGTTTGATCATCTTTGTCTTGAATCTTCTCTATTTCAGAAAAAAGCTTGTCTCTAAGCTTTGATATCACCACATCAGCTCCAGACTCTGCCTTATAAAACTTCCCTTTAACCATCATCTCGAGTGCTAGCAGATACTGCACATATATCGGAGCATCTTTTATCGCCATCTCTAGTGCTTTTATTACTTGACTCGCCTCGAGGCCTTCCTTGAGATCGAGACATTCTATGTAATTGATGCCGTTAATTTTCTGCATTACTTGACTCTCTTGCCTTACGTTTAGCCCACGCTTCCTTCATCTTTTCGCTACGAGATACAGATACTCGTGCTTTTATAGAAGCAGTATCTGTAGCCAAAGTATCTTCTGCTACTACCTCTTCGACTTCTTCATCGTCGATAATCTTTCCTGTTCCAGCACATACTTTGCATTTATGGCTAATATGCCCAATTCCTCTTACTACTCCTCTTCCGTCACAACTGTCACATCTTTTCATACTTTGCCTCTGTAATTTTTCTCTTTTTCATACTTCCACCACTGATCGATATTTTTCCAGTCATTTCTTTTTGGGTCGAAAGTAATATCGAATTTTAGCTGCTCTTCCCACGTTCTTATTTTGCTAGAATCCAATCTTTCAAGATTTCTTTTCTCTTCTCTTGCAAAATCTCGAGCAATTGTATCTACAAAAACTCGACTAGAACTTATTTTACCACAAGTTTTTCCGCGAAAATATGTTTTTTTCTTTCTTTTCATGTTTTTAAAATAGCGCAAAAAATATTTTTGGTCAATTTTTGACCTAAAGTTATCCACAAAATGCTGTACATTTTTTGAACAGTAAAAAAATTACCTATTGAGCCCATTATGTAAAAGCATAGAAACTTAGAAGCAAAAGCTATAAGCAAAGCAAAGAGAAAAGATTTGATGCTTAAGAAAGAAAGAAAAAGAAAAGGGGAAAAGAAAAAGAAAGAAAGAACCCCAATTGTCAAGCAATACGAATCATATGTCAAAACTATATTTTCATCCATTCCTATTGACCTGTACAAATATTGACCATCTATTCCTTAAGCTTTTATTTACACTTACGTCATTTAGCATAAACAAAATTATTTGTATTTACACTTGACTTACTTATATTTTATAAGTTATACTATCTCTAATGCTTACAGAAGCAGATAAGAGAAACCCTATAAAAATAGGGGTTTTTAAACAAAAAAAGAGGTAAGAAAATGACAGGAAATATAAATATTTCTCCAAAATTAGAAGAAATGGACGATCAACAATTAATGACCTTACATCAACAAGTCAAAGTTGAGATCGATCGAAGAGTTGAAGAAGCGACAAGAAAGTTACAGGGTTTGGCGAATATTCTTCAAGTTATAAAGAACGTCAAAGATATAATAGAAAAAATTAGACCATATTAATTTTAACAAGAAACAGGAGTTAAACATGACAATTACATATTCAAATTCAAACCCTACTCAAAAAACATTTATCGATAATCAGATCAAGCGTTATATCGCAGCTTGTCAAACTTCTTTAGTCGACATGCTTTTGAAAAAAGAGATACTTTCATATGATGAGATACTTAATCTTTACAATGATTGTGATGATAAAACCGGATCTGAACCCCAAGAAATTTACGAATGGTATCTGCTCACAGACAATTTCATAAGAAAAGAACTTTTGAAACTTGGCGAGCCAATTCTTGATACAGCTTATGGTTGCTGGTGGGGTAGGACTTGTACGGGTCAAAACATAGTACTTGACCCAACTTTTTGGATTATCTATCAAGATATAATCAATTATAATTAAGGAAAGAACTTGCCAAGGGAACAATACAAGCAAAGTTAGCAAAAAAATATAAAGTATACGCATCAATAATTTCTAGCATAAATATCAAAAGAAATTATGCATGGGTTAAATAATAACTTAATAGGAGAACTACCATTTTAATCCTTACGCGCAATATTGGCGAAACAATCGTCATAAATAACGAAATTAAAGTCACTGTCTTAAACATAACTTCTTTCAAAGGCAAGCTATCTCAAGTAAAGTTTGGGATTGAAGCCCCGCGACACATAGAAATCAATCGCGAGGAGATTCAAAACCGGATAAACCAAGGAACAAGGAGAGACCCCAATGAAATTATTTATACTACCAATAGTAGTAATGCTGATACTGAATGAAATAATGCTGCAATCGTACTCAGTCTTTTTACTAAAACTAATAGGAGTTAACTTATGTTGATGGCACAAATTGCTTGGAGTTTGTTTTTAGGAACTATGGTTTTCTCACTCTTAGCTTTCTTAGAAGTAGGGATCAAGGCTTTAATTAAGAAGCATAAGAAAAATAAAATGGCTGTAAGAATAACTAAAATCAGTCCTAATCACAAAGATTTACGAAACTTGAGAGGTTAACAATGAACTTAGACATACTAAAACTAGCTAAACGCCTGTCTTTAGCACAAGGAAAATCATGCGGATATACTCCACCTAGAGATAGGGATAGATATGTTCCTATATCAGAACCCAATGGCACTGATGACGCATTGCTTTGGAAGCTAGAATATGACATCGCAATTGATCAAGCAGAAGAAAGAGCAATAGAAAAAGAAGAGAGGGGAGAATAATGATAAGCTTCATACTTTTTATCGTATCTTTAGGATTTTTGTTAGTAATTTGGGACATAATGAAAATCGTAGAGTTACTAGAATCTATTAACGAAAAATTGGATAAATAAACAATGACTAAATTTGAAGTGAAAATAATTATGGCACTATTTGCTATATTATTAACTATTCAATGCAATGAATTAAATTCAATTATACAACTATTAAAACATCAACAAATCGAGGTAAACAAATGCTGATTAAAGTATACATAGACCTTCCTTACACCAAAAATAGATCCTTTACGCGTAAAGTACGTAAAGCTATCGAAGATTACATCATTAACGATGATACAGACATCTTCAAATATATAACCAATTTCTTTGTAGGCTATATTGATGGTAGAGAGCCAATCCCTAAGTCTGAAGGCATGTATACTTACGTAAATATGATTTTTGACTTCAAGCTTCCTGAAACTGAACAGGAAAACGAAGGATTAAAGAAAATAAAAGAACTTACCGAACTTAGAATCTTTGAAATTATCAATGACATAAAAGATAAATTAGAAAATGAGGAAGTAAAAAATGGAAATCATGTAGAAGAACAATGGAAAGTAAAAAATAGAGAGAAAACAAAATGACTAACAATTTACTAAAAGATGGTACAAGATCAGCCAAAGGCTACAAAGAATACAAAAAATATTCAGAAGGCGGTACACTTTCAGCTCTGCAAGCTATCCATGCCGAATGTTTCTGCTGTCAATCCGGCTTTTTTGATGGCAAGATCGACTGTAGAATGACCGATTGCCCTCTATATCCGTTTTTTGTTTATGGTAAAGCTTTTAAAAATCGACCAAAAAGAGTAATGACCGAAAAACAAAAAGAAGTAATAGCAAAAACTGGTTTTAAGAAAAAAATTGATTCAGCAATTTAGAGACACGGATAAAATCAATTTCTATCTTTTCCCCACGGGAAGTCCGCCCTAGGAAAATGAAACAAAATTATTTTGGCTACTCTAACCACCACATAAGGTATAAAATTATTTTTACGAGAGCTTAATGCGGAAGTTTAAATGAAATGCGAAAAAATGAAATGTGAAAAATGTAATAACGAATTAGACTTCAAATTATCTGAAACTAAACAGGAAAATAAAGAATTTAAGAAAATAAAAGAACTTACAGAGATTCAAATACTTCAAAGAATCAACTCAATCAAAGAAGAATTAAAAGAGGAAACGATAAATGAATAAAATTTTAAATTATTTATTTAGTCTCAGTGGTCGTGAATTTATAGAATATTGTGAGCCATTAAAAGAAAAACAATTAAAAATTGTACAAAAAATTGCACAACAAGACTATCTTGAATGGCTAAAAATACCTCCTATTCCCATTCCAGAAGATGACGCAGAAACTTTTGGCTGCATTATTTGGCAACCTAAAGAATAAGATTTAACAAACCTAAAATCAACATTTAACACTTTCAACATAAATTATTAATTTATTCAATAATTTATAATCCAAGATACGCTACCAATATTTTCAAAGCTTCTTCTGTAGAATAACAAACCTCATATCTGTAACCTTGCTCCTCAACAGCATTACGAAACTCCTTTTGATGCTCAGATATCCTGTTAGACCCACTCTTAAACTCAATACAAAGCCCGTGGTAATGAGATCTCGGTATAAGACATAGGACATCAGATACCCCTGCAGTAACCCCAGCCTGCTTCATCCTAGAGGCTTCTACGATATTCCTGCTTCCACCATTCGGAACTGCAAAGATTAACCTTCGATACTTCTTCAACTTTGGGTCAAGGATAATCTGCGTAAAAAAGTCTTTCTGAATCTGGAATTCGCTAATCTTAGCCATCCTAAAAACTTCTTTAACACTATTCACCTTCTTCACATTCTTACCACTGTCAGTATCGGCAAAGGTTTTTAGGGTTAAAGCATTGGGGTTAGATTTAGCCATCTACTCTCTCCATTCTGCAGGCATTGTAGCCTCTGCAATAATAGCTGCTCGTTCCGCTTCGGCTTCTGTTCTATTCTCTTCTTCATTTATCGGCATTGGATTTTCTACCTGCTTGATTATTGTTTTACCCATAGAAGTATTACCAACCTTTATTTTAAAATATTCATATCCTGATTTAATCTTACCCTCTTTCTTCAACTGCTGATACTCATCAATAAATGGCTTGTGCTTAGCCCAAGTATCTTTGGGGCATGGTGCGCTCATAACTTCCTCTTTGGTTATTCTCCATCCACAAAAACAAAAGCTTTCAGATAGGAATATTTTTCTATTACACATTGGACACCAGCAAAGTTTGAGTTTTTCCTGTCCGTAAAACAAAGAAGTTAAATAAGCTTTTTGATCATTATCAATTTTTTCTGGATTTGTATAATGAAATCCCTTTAGAGCATAGTATTTATAATAACAATCAAAACATAATATTTTAACACCTTTGGCACTATCCAGATAACCTGGAACTTCTTTACCTTGTTTGTCTTTGTGCGCCCCCTTAATCTCCCTTCCTTGTTGTCCGCATATTTCACAGTACAAAACATTTACCTGTTCTTGCGTTACGCATGACCCAACTTTAGCTGCATAACCACATCCACAAACAGAACCCTTCATGAATGCACCGCAATTTCTACATTTAGCCATTTTCATATCTCACATTTGAGTATTTATCTTCAAGAATCTTGATACAATTAGATTCATTAATCACCCAATCAAAATCAGCAAAGAACGGCCTACCATCACCACACATTCTTCTGCCACAAAGAAAATCACTTTTTTTAATCCGCAAAAAATATCTTTCCCATTCCTCTATAGTCTTCAACTCATTTTGCCATCTCTTCCGGATATGTGACTTCCTCGTCTCGGTTAGTTTTTGTATAGAAGCTAAATTCTCATCCATAAAGATTTGATTGTATAGATCGGCTATCTGTTGGTAAGGAATCTCCAAAGATTCTTTTTTTGGCTTTTTAATTTTTAAATACTTTTCTTCTTCCTCTGGATTTTCTGCTTTTGGAAAATCCAAAGAAGAAGTAGTTAAATGGTTTTTGTTATTATGGTTATAGTTACTGACGGTTTCAGCGGCTAGGGGTGGCCGCTCACAGCGACTAGGGTAGTCTTCCACAGCGGCTACCCCACCGGTTTCAGCGGCTTCTTTAATTATAACTGTATATAAATTAGAGAAATTTTCTTTAGAGTCACCGTTCCTAGCGTTTTTGATTATAAAACCATTTTTTTCTAATTCTTTGAGATATTTTATGACAGAATCTTTAGATATACCGCATGCTTTAGCTAAAGTATTTATACTTGGCCAACATTGACCTTCGCCGTTAGCATAATGACATAACCATACATAGATAATTTGTTGATAAGGATTAATCCCAAAAATAGATTTTATAGGAACAACTGAGAATGTTCCTTTTTCTAATTTTAACATTTCCATTACTCCAATAAAAAATCCTTTTCCGGGGTCAGGCATTGGGTTTGAGCAATCAACATTTACTCTAAATAAATGTAATTGTACCTAAACCCCGGAAAAGGATTCTTATTGTTTTAGAGTAAAATTGTATATGATTGCCAACCCAATTACAATTTTACTCTAAATAAAACAATTTACAATATGTTTAAAAACTAAACTTTAACTATTATTCAAAAATAATTGCTAATTGTCCACATGCAGCTTCAGCTTTTATTTCTGCTTGCGTAGCAATTGCGATCGCACAATCATAACCAGCTTCTTTTAATTGTTCTAAAATTGACATTTTATTATCCTCTAAATTAAATTAATTGATTCTATTATACCAGATCCTAACAAATTACTTTCACTAATAACGTTTTTATTTATCGGTGAAAGTTTAATAAAAAAATATTTAGGATCAAAATATTTCTTTATTTTCTCTAAATCAAAATCTAATTCGTTAACTAATGTTAAATTTATTGTTGTTTTTAATTTGCTCTTGGTTCTTATCTTTCCTAACTCTTCTATAGATAATAAATTCTTAATTGGAATTAGATTATTTCTTCGTTCTTCATTCAAACTATGTAAACTAATTTGTAATGTAATATTGTCTTTTATCCATGAAAAATCAGAGTCTTTTAATCCTATCGTAGAAATATAATGATGAGTATTAGGATATATTCCTGATATATAGTTTATAGCTTCTTTTACATTATCAATATTTAAAAATGGTTCCCCCATTCGAGTATAATTTATCTTAAACTCTTTACTTACACTAGGATTAATTTTATTGTTTTTATCAAGAATAAATTTAACTTGTTTTATTATTTCTTCACTATCTAAATTACGCCATCTTTTCATTTTGCCTGTTGCACAAAATTTGCACCTTACAGGACAACCCGACATGACACTAGCTCCAATCATCCATCTTTCTTTTCTTGAAGCAAGAATATTATTGCGTAATTCATTATTATTGTTATAACAATGTTTTGTATAATATGGCAGAAAAGTATCAGTTGTTTCAATTAAGAACCCATCGGATAACTTAAGACAATAAACTGAACCATTTGCAAAAGATTTGTTTTTTACTTCTTTCATAATTATCTGTTTTGCAACTAATTATACTTAGCCTGACATCTAGCTACAGCCTCTTTAATTATCGACTCTCTAGCATCAGCCTTGAGCTCATCAGCAGTGCCAGCTCGCATCGCATAGCCTGCAGTAGCTGAACCAGCAGCACAACCATGAAGAAACATCGTAGACAGAATCAACATCAAAACTATACTTACCTTTTTCATATACACCTCATTTAATCAAACAAACACTATTAAAAATAATTTTGTCGTCTTCAACATCTACCCAGCACGCTTTACCTTCCAAATCTTTAACATCAAAAACTTGGTATTGTTTTATAATTTCCATTGCTTGAGGTACTTCCAAAATTTGCAACGCACCCATTCCCTCCTCAATATAGGTATTAAAAAATAGAATTGGCCTATTAGTATCTCTACAACCAAATCCAACATTTTTTATTATTGCTAATTGTTTCATAATCACCTCATTTTAGTTTATATTGTTCTTTAATTCGTTTAATAACCCATTTGAAAGGACAATTCTTGAGTAACCACATATCAGTGCGCATAGGGAAACTAGAAATAGCTCGTTCTTCATTCTTTTCGTAGTTATCCCAATACTTATCTCTACTAGAAAGCATGTATCTCAAGAGACTTGGACGATTCAACTTGCACCATAGGTGAAATTCATCGTATTGCTTTTTTGTTGCATAAATTCTATCTATAGATGCCATGCTATTCTTTATCTATTTTCATCATAACAAGATCATCTGTTAACTTTAATTCTGCTTCCAACTGTTCTACTCTTGATATGAGCCAAGGAATCCAATCATCAAAAGCATCACAAATATCTGCTAATATTACTCCTTCATCCTTCAAGGATTGGATAGCATTCGGAAGATATTTTTTTATAATATACAACTTATCTTTTTCATTATCCCAAGAAAGTTTTTTAGTCATTTCACATCCACCCATTCCTTTTGGTCATTTTGATATTGAGTTTTCTCACATATCGAACACTTTCTTATTAGCTCGTCACTACAAAAAGTACAATCACAGTAATACCAATCGTGATTGCATTCTTTATTTATATAAACAACACCACTATATTTATGATTGCATTCTTTAGGACCAGTTATTTTCTCAACTCTATTTTCTAACTTTTCTAGTTTGTCAAAAACCCTATCCATTTGACAACTTAACGAATCATCTTTTAGATTGTGATAATTATCTATAGTAATGACCCATCTCTCAAGATTGTCAATTCTATCTTTTAATTCTTCAATTGTTTTATCTAAATCTTTTTCTAATGGTTTCATTTCTCTACTCCTTTATATTGATTAATTAACTTTCTAACCGTTAAATTAACTCGATAATGTCTTGCTATCTTTTCTAACTTTTCCATATGAAATCTGCTTGGCATCAATTCGAAATTTTCCCAATAACTTATTGTGGCTTGTGAAACTTCAAGTTCCTCTGCCAGCTCTTTTTGACTTAGTCCAGATTTGAATCTTAATACTTTAATTAAAGACTTTTTCTCTTGTTTTATTGTACTCATAAAACCTCTGTTATATAGTTGTTATTTATATAATATAACAAGAATATAATTTATTTACAATATATGTTGACAATGAAATATAAGTTATATAATATAACCTTTTTCGTGGCGTAGATAAAAGTTACTTCACTGTTAATGATGAGGTCGCTGGTTCGATTCCAGCCTGGTTGACAAAAGTCATCCGGTAGCTCAGTTGGTAGAGCGCAAAACTTTTATCGTTTGTTCCCGAACTTTTTTTACTATGGCGAAGTTATTGGTTACTTCCTGTTAGAAAAATACCAATAACATTTATTCCTAGATTTAATTTAAAGGTTAATTATGAAATTAAATACAAAAGTTGAAAAGTTTTATACACATGAAGGCGCAGTTGCTTGTCACATTAATCCAGAACAACAATTAAAACGCAGTGTTATGAGTTGTTTATTATGGGAAGATAGTTTTTATGAAGATGGAATTAGCATTTCTGATCGTATAAAAAAACTAATACCAAAAGTAGAACCATTAAAAGTTGTACAAATAGCTCGAGATGCTCGAGACAAAATGAATTTACGTCATATTCCATTATTAATTGTTAGGGAAATGGCCAGATACAATTCACATAAAAAATATGTTGCAAGAACTTTATCACATATAATTAAGCGTCCAGATGAATTAACAGAGTTTTTGGCTATCTATTGGCAAGATAAGAAATGCCCATTATCTAAAAAAGTAAAGCAAGGCCTTGCCCATGCTTTTAATAAATTCAATGAATATCAATTAGCAAAATATAATAGAGATGAAAAAATAAAATTACGAGATGTATTATTTTTATGTCATGCAAAACCAAAAGATCAAGAACAAGAATCTTTATGGAAAAAACTAATAAATAATGAATTAAAAACTCCAGATACTTGGGAAGTTGCATTGTCAGCAGGAAAAAATAAAAAAGAAACTTTTGAACGTTTAATGTTAGAAAAAAAACTAGGAGCATTAGCTACATTAAGAAATTTACGAAACATGCAAGAATCAGGAATTGATAAAAACGTTGTAGTTAATTATTTAAACAGTATTAACTTAGATAAAGTACTTCCATTTAGATTTATAGCTGCTGCAAATGAAGTCCCTCAATGGGAAGATATTTTAGAAACTCCAATGTTAAAATTATTAAATGATACACAAAAAGATTCTATGTCTACTGTTTTATTAATTGATGTTTCTGGAAGCATGCAAAATAAGTTAAGCTCAAAAAGTAAAATGACCCGTCTTGATACGGCTTGTTCTATAGCAATATTAGCAAGAGAAATATATACAAATATAGAAATTTTTACATTTTCTAATCAAATAGTTCAATGCGCTCCTAGAAGAGGTTTTGCATTAAAAGATTGTATATGTACAAGTCAACATCATGGAGGAACAGAATTAGGAAAAGCAATTAATATTATAAATTTAAGTAATTTCCAAAATTCAAGAATTATCGTAATCACTGATGAACAATCTAGCGATACTGTCATTCCTTCTAAATTCAAACAATCTTATATGATAAATGTAGGAGTTAATAAAAATGGTATTGGGTATGGTAAATGGACTCATATAGATGGTTTTTCATCTAATGTTCTGGAATTTATTAAAAACATAGAAGGAAGAGATTAATATGACAGATCATCCCCCAAGAATAATATTTGATTTTAGAAAGGCAATAGAGCAAAAACAAAAAGAAGCTGAGGAAGAACAACGTTCTATTCAAGATATACAAATTGATACATTCATTAAAGAAAATGGTTTCAAAGAAAAATATGCAATGAGACTAATCAGAAATGCTGGTGAAGATAAAAGATACCAAGATTACTGCATGATTTCTTATTCGACACCGCAGGAAAAATTTAAGTTTCGTTTACTTTTGGCACTACAAATACATAAAGAAGATATGCAGATATTAAATGAAATGGAAAGTCGACCAAGAACTAGAAGATTAAGATAGGTATATTGAATAACAATTAATTGGAGGATATTACCATTAGTACATTACTCATAATCGGTGAAAGTGGTTCAGGTAAGTCTACATCAATACGCAATCTAGAACCAAAAAGCACATATATTATTAATGCACAAAACAAACCATTACCTTTCAAAGGTTGGGCTAAAATGTTCGGAAAGAATATATTTGCAACAGATAGATCACAAAAAATAGCATCACTTATTCAACAAATAGATAAAGAACAACCAGATATTAAGACTGTTATCATTGATGATTTTCAAGCAATTTTAACAAATGAATACATGAGGAATAGCGCAGAAAAAGGCTTTGATAAGTTTGTAAGATTAGGTAAAGGAATTTGGGATATAGTTACTGCAGCTAATAACTCAAGAAACGACTTGAAAGTAGTTTTAATGGCCCATTCTGATACTGATATAAATGGCAAGATTAAATGCAAAACAGTTGGGAAATTAGTCGATGAAAAAATATCTCTAGAAGGAATTTGTACCATTGTTTTTCACTCCAAAGTTATCGATGGCAAATATGTATTCCTCACCCAAAATGATGGTATGAGCATAGCCAAAAGTCCTATGGGTATGTTTGAAACTAAATTTATTGAAAATGATTTGGATAAAATAATTAAAATTATTGATGCCTATTATGTAGGAGAAGAACCAGATATATCCAAAGACAATGCTGCTAAGCAATCATATCTAGATCAGATATCCCAATGTGAGAAAATCAATGACGTCATCGATATCTGTAAAAAAGCAAAGGAAGAGTTTTTTACAGACATTAACTTCCAAGAAATTCTAAAGAAATCCTATATAGATCGTAAAGAAGCTTTAGAGTTCTTTGGTGAAACCTCTGATCAAAGAGGACTGGGAGCTGAAATACAAAACTATGACGACAAAAGTGGTACTTAAATGACCGAAGAATATAAACTAGAAATCAAAGTAAAAAACAACTTAATTCTATCTAAATTAAAACAAAAAGGTTATGACTCCATACCAAAATTTTGTAAGGATCATGATATTTGTTATACTTCTATATCAAAATTTATAAATTTATCTCAATCCCCTTTGAGCGCGAAGAATGGTGACTGGAGACCTGTTATATTAAAATTTTGCGATGCTTTACAATGCTCTCCCGATCAAATATTCACCGAACAACAAAAACATTGTACAGGAGTAACAAGAAGAGAAGTTCTAATTTCCGAAGCTGAAATCAAAAATTATTTAGAACATATCTCTAACGACCAATATTTATTACCATTAGAAGATCAGATTGATAAGGAAAAATTAGAAAACAAACTAGAAAATAAAATGAACGAAGTTTTAGATACTTTGACTCAAATAGAAAAAAAAGTTTTACATATGCGATTTGGTATTAACATGAATACCGATCATACTTTGGAACAAACTGGAAAAGAAATTGGTGTATCAAAGGAAAGAATAAGGCAAATTGAAGACAACGCTTTACGTAAATTACGCCATCCAATGCGATCAGAAATGTTAAAAGAGTTTTTATAACTTACAGGAATACTAATAATTAAACAAAAGAGACTAATTTTATGACAACGTCCCCTCAATTATTAACAAAAGATGAATGTATCAAGATCATCATTCAACAAATGCGAGACTTCGCTGCAGAGAATAAAATATCTGAAGATCAAGCTATAGATATTTTACGTAAAGCGGAAAAAACACCTGAACTTCAAGAGTGTAAAGAAACCCATCCACTTAAAATAAATGAAGCTACAATTAACATAGCTCAGAAATTATTAGTAGAAGAATTAAAAAATAATAAAACACTTAAGATATAACATGAACCATTCAGCTAAATTTTGGTCTGGGTCTGGGTCTTGGTCTTGGTCTTGGTCTTGGTCTAAATTTTAATATTATTAACTTAAATAAGAGAAAAATATGAACTTTCAACATCAAAAATAGGATAAAATAGAATATAATGATCACAGAAAAAGATAAAATAAGATTTGAAAAACACTTTGATAAAAAAAATGGTTGTTGGGAGTGGGAAGGAGCAACGCTTCCACTAGGATATGGAATTTTTAGGTATAAAGGAAAAAATTGGTTATCCCATAGATTTTCTTATCTTCTCTATAAAGGAGAAATTCCTGAAGATATGTGCGTATGTCATAGTTGTGATAACAAAAAGTGTATCGCGCCCCAACATTTGTGGCTTGGGACTTATAAAGACAATATGCAAGATATGGTTAAAAAGGGAAGGCATAGAGGAAATACCGGTCAGAAGCTTATTGAAGAGACTAAGTTGAAAATAAGCTTGGCTATAAAAGGTAAGAAGAAAAAACCATTAAGTGAAGAACAAAAGAAAAAATTAAGTTTGATTAATACAGGTAAAAAACATACCGAAGAAGCTAAAAAGAAAATGAGTTTAGCTCAAAAATTAAGAAAGCCTACTAGTAAAGAAACCAGAAAGAAATTAAGTTTAGCTCACATAGGAAATAAAATTTGGTTAGGTAAAAAGCATTCTGAAGAATCTAAGAAAAAGATGAGTAAAATAATGAAAGGAAACAAGAATTGGTTAGGCAAAAAACACACGGAAGAAACTAAAAAGAAAATGAGCGAAGCACGTAAAAAATATCATGCAAATAAATAAAAATGAAAACATTTACGAAGGAATATAAAAATCTCTAGAATAAATTGGTTTAAAAATTAAAAAAACATTAATAAAATAGGAGAATAAACAATGAATAATAATATTATTACTTACAAACATCGCAAGATATGCAGTTTAGTTAATGATGGAATTTATGAATTAGAAATAAATAAAGCTAAAAGATATGAAAAAGAAGGTAATGAAGCTATGATTATAGAATTTATTGTTGACGCTAAATCAGAAGGAACATTATTACTTACCGAATGGTTTCATGATTCATCAGATTTAAACGCAATAAAAAAACGTCACCAATTATTTTCCGCTGTCTGTCATCCAGAATGGTTCGATTTAGAGAAATTTGATGTTACTTTACTTAATGGAATTAAACTACTAGGTAAAATTGGTCATTACTTTTCAAAGAAAGATCAAAAAGATGCTAATTGTATTCAAGAGTTTATACGCAAAGGACAACAAACATCATTGCCAACAGACGGTATAGTGGATAGCAACTTAGACATGCCGTTCTAGAGAGGTAAATATGGATAGTTACTATAGTTCAACACATACATGTGACGCTACTCCAAAAATCTACGATGATATTATTCTTAAGAATTTATTGTCGTACAAGATAACTATACAGGAATTACAATACAAAGATTATCGAGACAAAAGGAGAATTGAAAAGAATAAAAAAATGGCTGAAGCATGTAAGTATAGAATAACAGAAACACTAAAATTTCCTAATCTAGATAATACATACTATATGCAATACAAAGAAGCTAAGTATATATATTGGAAAATTAAAGGATTGAAAAATAACACGATAGCAGAAAAATTTAATGTCCAATTCAATTCTGTTACTAGTGCTATGCATCAAGCTAAAAGAAGGTTCGATGTTAAAAGTTTAGATATCTTAATAGAAATTCTTTTAAAAAATGACTTTATAAAGCTATTTGAAAAACTGGAAAGAAAACTTGATAAGCAAGAAAATTAGCCTAAAATAATATTATTACTAATAAAGAGTAAATTAACGTGGAACTAAAAATAATATGTATTTCCAATGGATATGTAGTTTTTTATAACAATGTTTGGACTGCATTCCAAAAAGATGAACAACATCCAAGCAAAGCCACAGAAGACTGTCTTGAATTTGTCGCAGAAATATTAGGTAGGAATAAAAATAATGAAAGCAAAGAAGGTTAAGGTCGTAAAAGTATTACTTGAACCAAAAAATAAAATGCGTGACAAAAAAGGACGTGTTTGGGAAGGAATGAATAAAGATGCTGCAAAACCCAATAAATTCCGTAAAATAAAAACTATAGAAGTTCGAGCTAATCTTCCTAAACATTTAATTAAAAGAACCGAACGCCATGAAGAAGCTGAATTAAAGGAAATGGATAAAGGTAAAAAATATAAAGTTGCGCATAAAATAGCTCTTAAGAAAGAATCTAAACCTATCAAAGGCGTGCATTTTATAGAACATAAAGCTACTAAAACAAAAAGGAGCAAATAATATGCCAGCAAAATCAAAGTCTCAGAGAGTGGTAATGGCCATAGCTGAACACGAACCTAAGAAACTTTACAAGAGAAACAAAGGACTTCTCAAAATGAGTAAAAGTCAATTACATGACTTTGCAACTACCAAAACCATAGGATTACCAAAAAAAGTTAAGAAAAAAAAATGAAACCTAATAACAAGTTACAATTACTCGCTTGTTACGTATATGATTGTATAGCAATGGTAACCAACAAATTAGAACTTCTTGGAATCACTTTAAAACCAAGGGGAAAAAACTTAATTATTAAAGTAAATGATCTTGATAAAGATTTCTCACCATTTTATAGTTATTGTTCAGCGTCAAATACAGAAGAAATACAAATTAGATGTATCGAATATGTTGATATACCATTAGATAAAAAATACCTTATATATACTATCCAATTTTGTCACGAAATAGATGATTGTGGGGAAGAAAAAAAGAAATGACTCCAATAGAAATTCGTAAAATAGAGAATGGCTTCCTCTTAGTATATATAGAAGAATTAGAAGAAGATAATTTCATAACTAGAGAAACTGCTTTTACTTATGATACTGAATACTTTGATGCTGACAAAGGAGAAAGAGAAGCATTAGCTGATGCACTAAATTTTCTTATCTTTCATTTTGAATGTCAATTACAAAAGCATGCTCCAGATGATGAAGAATTCATAAAAGTAAAAATGGTAAAACACAAGGATTTCTTTGACGACGAAAATTAAAACATAAATTGTGAGTCATAAAATATGGAAATGACAGATTTAAGTGGAAAAAACAGACCTCTTTTGCTAGTAACAGAAGAAGAATTAATCGATATAGCAAAAAATAAGTTTAGTTGCAAAACTTGTGCTAATAGTTATTATAAAAATTATGTACCTAAAAATAAATGTCCAGTTGTTGTTATAGATATGGATTATGCAGATAAATTTGGATGCATATTTTGGAATTATAGGCAGATAGATAACGAATAGGATTTAAATATATGAAAAAGAAATCAATGATTAAGTCGGAGTTAAAAGAACACGGTACCAAAGCTCGTTTTGCCGCAATAAAGAAAGCTAAAACTCCTCTTGCTCTCGCTAAAACCATAGTAAAACAACATGAAGCAGGAAAAACTAAGATTTGTAAGAAATGCAAGAAAAGTACTAAATTATGTCAATGCCAAAAATGAAATGTAAAATATGTAGTGGGACTGGTTTTATTCGTACCGGGAAAATCATTAAAAACTGTGATAAATGTAATTCTCCAGTTCGTCAAAAATATCATAACTTTGAAGATTTACTCAAAGAACATCTAAAAGAAGATAATAAAGAAAATAAAACTACTTGGAAGAAAAAACCTCAGGAGTAAATCAGTTGGTAGAGCCTAAGGCACTCGTTGCCTCTATCGTCGCAGGTTCGAGTCCTGCCTCCTGAGACCAATGTAAAGAATTTACTTCTTCTCTAACTTATCTAGACGATAAGAGATAAGTGCAATTTTAAGATCTATTTCTTGTTGTACATCTTCTTTACTAGCAGCGGTTAGGATTTTTCTGGCAAAGAATGCAAGAGACGCTGCGTTGAGCGCAGATATAATGCTCGGGGCACCTAGCTCTACCCATATAGTATGTATTTGTTGCCACATCAGTCTAAATCCTCGTACTTAGCTACGCATCTAGTTTCATAAACAGTATTGAAAACATCGATTTGCCTCAAAGATTCTATACTCATTGTAGCTACTTCATGTTTTGTAAGAGTAATTGGAGTTGCCCACAAACAAAAAGAATCAACATACTTAGTATTGGTAACACATCCAGTCAAACATATTGTTAATATCAACAAAATAATAATTTTATATTTCATATTAATCTCTTGTATATTTCTGAAGTCGTTCCTTTACTTTTTCTTCACTATCAGTTGCAAGTTTAGTTTCTGTTTGTTTAACATTATAAACTGCTTTCAAATTATCTTGAGTAGTTTCAAGCAACGCTTTTTCTCGGCCTCGGAGCAAACCATAAAAATAAATAAATATAACAACTAACAATGCAATAAAACCAGATATTAGTGATATCATAATCATTGTTTGGGACTCCTATTATGAAAAAAGTTCTCGCAGACACCTATGCCAAGTAAACTCGCGCCACTAAAGAAACATGCTTCAATCAAATCTTTAGAAGTATTGTAAGATGAATCAGGATTAACTATTGATACATAAAATAAAATTGCTGTCATAACCATACCAAAAGTTAATAAAATAGCGCCAAAAAGTCTTTTAGAAGATTTTCCTCCTTGAGTATCTTCTAAATACCCTATTTGTTTTTGTTTATCAGTCATCAATCCCTCGCTAAACGTAATAACCACCCGTGTATAAATTTTGGCTGATGTAAACTATCATAATACTGTCTAGCAGCTTGTCTAATCTTCTCTAGTAATTCTTTAGGGTCATATGCATTAATAGCATGTATCGTCTTAGGGCCCATTATACCATCAGGTTCTGTTCCTACAATTCTTTGTACCATCTTAGTAATTCTTGAAATTCCTATATTCACAGATAAATCAAATATTTTATCGCAAAGCAATTGATTTTCTATCTGATCACCCCTGATTTTTTCCCAATAACATTGATGATAAATTTGTTTAGCAGCATCTAAAGTTAGATTTTTAATGTCTATATCAGGAAAAGATTTTTGAGAAATTCCCCAACGAGTTGCTCCGCCATGGTCATCTGGATCATTAGAATAACCACCTTCTGAAGCTAGAACTTTTTTTATCGCAATATCAAATTCTGCCATAAATTATTCCAATTATTGAGTTCCAAAAGTTACTCCACCACCTAATGGTCCGCAAAATCCAACACCAGAGAAATTACCAAACGTTGTTCCATTATAAATAGTTATTACTCCAGCTGAAGTTATTTTCATTGTACCAACTTGATTGGCACCACTACTAATGGTGCATATGGTAAAGTAAGCATCTGCTGCTGGTCTAAATCCTACAGGCAAAGCATCTACGACAGTAATTACCGCAGCAGTATTTGCCGTAGTATAAACATTGTGCCAAGTCATATCAACAAAACCATCTATCCTTTGTAAGTAGAATGCTATGTTTTGATCGCTTGCCCAAACTCCAGTCAATGTCGTTGAATGTGTTGTCTTAGCATAATAATCTAATTGAGCAGCTGTACCACCACTCGTTGGTAAATATATACCAGTTCCTACATATAGCTTCTTACCTACAGCAGCTCCACCAGGTGTTATGAATGCTCCAGTAGTTATAGAACTAGCATCTGTTGTCGAACCATTAATTATTGCTTTAGTTGCATATATACCACCAGCAGTAGTAATAGTTCCAGCACCACCTATAGTTGCTTCTGTAGTACCTGTAGTTGTTAATGAAGTTATTGATGGTGTAGCGGTAAAACTAGGAGATGTACCACCTATAAATACAGTTCCAGCGACTCCAGCTAATCCACCTAATTTATGAGTACTATCAGACAATACTACACCAGCTGTTGCTCCAACTGATGTATTATAAATACCAGCAATATAACATGCATTTTGTTGGCCATTACCAGTTCCATGAGTACCTAACCGCATGATATTGTTGTCACCGGTAACTCCCTCACTACCAAGCAATACATTGGAAGATTCATTACTAGTATAATTTACTCCAGCTCTAAATCCAGCAATAGCTGTATTATAACTTCCAGTTAATAACAAAGATAAAGGATTATATCCAGCAGCTAAATTATATGCACCAGTAGTTAATAATTCTAATCCATTACTTCCAAAAGTATTATTTCTATTTCCTGTTGTAAGTGATCTTAAACATGCTCCACCAAAAGCAAAATTAACAACAGCGGTAGAAGTATTTAAAGTAGTATTACCACACAGAAAACCCACAAACAGATTTTGTGGTGACAATCCCGGAGCGGTTCCATAAGCACTAAAAACTATATTATTATTTATGGTTATAAAACCAGTTGTAGTGGTAGTTAAAGGAAGATTTAAATTCTGAGGAGTTAACGTTCCTGTACTAGGATTGAAATTAAGTTTTGTGCTAGAAACATATACAGGCAAATTTCCACTATTCCCATTTACCCAAGTCAAATTCATCGAAGCATTTGTAGTTACATCATCCGTAATAGTTATATTACTTGCCGGAACAGTTGCAGCTGAACCCAATTGATGCCCATCACTAATAATTGCAATCTGTGTTGTTGCAGAACTGGGCGTAACACCATAAATACCAGCCATGTAAGCTTTGTTCTGTAATCCTGTTCCTGTTCCAGGTGTTCCAATACGTATTACATTGCTCTCACCAACAACACCTGTGTTTTCAAGGCAAATATTTGATGATTCTGAACCTGTATAACTAAATCCAGCAAACGCTCCTAACGTTAGATTTCTTACTCCTGAAATTAATTGAGCTAAAGTAGATTCGCCAATAGCAGTATTTTCATTTCCAGTTGTTATTGCAAAACAAGAACCACTGCCAATTGCAATATTATATGGTCCTGTAGTTAAAGATCTTAAAGTTTGTAAACCAATGCCAATATTATCAAAGGCAGAAGCTGGAGTCAGAGTAAAATTACCTGATCCTTGACCTAAAAATATATTTCTCGTACCGTAAAAATGAAGCTGTGTTGTATTATTAACTTTTAATTGACCATCTGGACCAGAAGTAGTTGGAAGATTTAAATTTTGAGCAGTTAACGTTCCACTAAAAGGATTAAATGTTAATTTAGAACTAGAAACATATGTTGGTAAATATCCAGTGTTAGTAGTAAACCAAGGAATATACATTGTAGCATTGGTAGTAGTATCATCTGTTATCTTAACATTATCAGCATTGGTTGCAGTTCCAATAAAAGTGCCAACAAAATTTACTGCAGTTAAAGTATTAGTGACAGCATTATAAGTTAAATTACTAGAATCAACATATAAAGGTTGAAATCCAGAATTAATTGGAACAAAAGACAGGAAACAATCTGTAATCACCCCTTCATAAAAAGGGTCTAAAGCATCATCAGTAAAAACATTTCCTAAATCATCTGTCCAGTAAATAATTGCTTCTGTTATTTCTTCAAGTTCACTATTTGCTGATAAAGTCGCTGTATCTGCATTTCCTTGTAAATTTCCTTTAAATATAAAGGCAGTTAATGTGTTTGTTGCAGGATCATAAATTAAATCAGCAGAATCAACATAAACCTGCTGATAACCAGAACTTCCAGTTACAAAAGTTAAATAAGAAGGAGAAACAATTGCTTGTTCAAAAACACTTCCAGAATCGTCTGTAAAAACTGCTCCGGTATCATCAGTCCAAGCATCTATACTATCCTGAACCTGAATTAAATTAGCCGGAGCATTTTGACCCGAAGTAGAAAGATTGATAAAAGGATAATTACTAATATCTACATTTATAGAATTGCCCAAGCTAACTATGTTTTCAGCTAAAGCAAAGTGAAAACCTTCCTCGTCTGTAGTATATTGTTTTATCCCTCCATCAAATTCTAATTCTATTGTACCAGTCATTTATTTTACCAATTAGGTTTGTGTAAATGAAATACTTCCACCTAAAATTCCACCATTATTAGCATTAGTGTAATTGGCAAATGCACCTACAGAGAAAACCATCAATCCTGTCGCTGCTGTAAATACACACCAGCCAGATGTTTCTACACTATTATCTAATACACCAATTGGAATATACATATTTGCACTTGGTCTAAATCTTGCTAAAAATGCATCATTAATTGTAACAGTAGCAGCAGCATTAACAGCAGCTACAGTACCATCCCAAGAAATAGTTACAGTCGAACCAATTCTTTCAATTCTGAAAGTAATAGCCTGATCTGCAGCCCAAATACCAGTTAAAGTAGTTGCTAATGTGGTTTTTTCATAAAAATTAAGTTCTGATGCAGTTCCACCAGTTGTCGGAACATAAATTCCAGTACCTACATATAATTTCTTAGCAACACCTAATCCACCAGCAGTTGTTATTGCCGCAGTTGTTGCATTTGTTGCATCTGTTGCATCAGTAAATGCCTGTGGATTTTCTAAAGTTACTAAGGTGCCAGTTGCATCTGGGAAAGTAATAGAACGATCATCAGTATGTGAAGAAACCAAAGTCATTGTTTTTGCATCAGTAGATCCAGTAATATCAAATGCTATGTTTTTAGCAGTCGTTCCTTCTGCTAAAACTACATTACCAGCGGCACCTAAATCTTGAATCGAATAAACCCTAGATGCAGCAGGAGCTATACTATTTACAGTAGTTGTATTAGTTGTTCCCAACACCAATTGATTTGTAGTTGCACTCAACGTTTCAGAAGTAAAAGAAGGCGTTGCTGTAATACTTGCAGAATCAATCAAACCACCAGCAGTCGTAATCAATGATGCTAATGTTAATCGATACCATCTACCTGGACCAACAGTTGGCGCGACGATATCTCTATCATCACCAGCAGCAACAGATGTTGGATTTAATTGATATACTCCCAAAGTTTGTACTTCAGCGAGAATGTTTCCTCGACCTGTAGTATCAATAGCCTTAAGTGCTGCAAGATTCGCACAAGGATATTCAATAATTGTTGCAGTTAAATTTGCCATAAATTTCCTCTTTAATTAATTAAAATTTTTAACCAAAAACGTTATAATGATCGTCAATAAAAATCGAACCAGTATCATCAAACCAAACATCATAAGGCGGTGGCACTCCAGTTTCAAAAGGATCACCATTATCGTCTATGAAAACATTTCCTCCATCATCAACCCAATAAATTAAAGAAATTACTGATTCGACAAAGAAAGGAATATTGTTATCATCATAAAAAACATTGTTTGCATCATCTACCCAATAATCAAATATTGGTGGAGATGTTCTGTCTGCAGATTGCGCAGAAAATGCTCCCGTAACTAAAACACGGAACCAATCTCCAAAACGTCCAATTAATCCAGCCATAATATCTCCATACTAATAACAGTATTTATTTATGATATTGCATATAGAGCAATAGAAATGCTTGCATTAGTGTTTTGAGCAATAAAGCTCAAAACATCTCCCGCCTTAACAAATCTAGCAGCCGGATTCATTACAGAATTAGAAGCTGCCATTGTTCCTGCTGGATATGCTGCCGTCGCATTATTTGCAACCCAAACATCAGCTCCAGATTCAATCGTAAATACACAAACATATTTACTTGCATTCCCAGGAATAGTTAAACTTTGAGCAACACCAACACTTAAAATAGCTGAATAATTTTGCTGAGAAAATTCTAAGGCAAAACTATTATATCCACTTGTATCTCTAATCATTGAAAATTGTGTCATAAATAATTCCT